GCTACGCGGCTTGCCGCCATTGACTCAGCATAACGTTCTTCTTGCCATAATGTATACCGCAGGAAGCATTTGCAAAGGCCCCGGCTTTTCTCAACCGTCTGACTAATTCCTGCAGGCATTCTATGTCATCCCGGTAGGTGAGGATGGGGCTTACCAGTTCCACACTGTATTCGCGAGTAGCCGCTACCTTTTGACGGCCGCTTCGCTTTTGGCATGAGATACTTCCATCACTCATAAGCTTCCAAACTCGTCCGTCCGGCGCTATGACCTTCTTGGTGTCGTAATAATCGCCTACGCTGCTTATTGTCCCATCGAGGTATTCAGCAGTGACTCTTGCTGCTTCGCTTCTCGTAATACCTGTAAATTCAATTTCAATTCCAAATCTGCTTGTCAACACTGTGATTTTCCTCCTGTACTTGTATGCTTTGTGCCTTTTGGCATGTACATATATCACTCTAAAAGGCTTATATAGCAAGCAATATTCAAGAGAAAAAACACACAAATATATGGATGGAGTAGGCTACACTGAGCCTAATACTTTACAGCTTTTTCACTATATCCTCACCATACACGACACCAAGGCTTGAACCTCTATCCCAAGTACAGAATATCGTACCCGTATCATCCACGAAGTCCACTGTACCTTTGTCTCCGGGTCTCAATTTGGAGTACTGGTCATTCATCCGTACCAATTCAACACGAGTTCCAGCCGGGTATTGCTTTCGTAGTCTCTCCACAGTCTCCTTTGAAGGGAACTTATTCATAATCTGATACCTCCGTCACTTTGGCTGGAGCACCATTCTTAAATGCGCTATTACCAGATAGGTTTCTGAGCAGGATTTTTCGCGCAGTTTTATACTCGTCGCCCACAAAGCCCAATCTTATCAGGAACACTCGAAAAGCGAACTTTTCATTCTCAACAGGTTTATCCTTAGCAGTCACGCGGTGCTGTTCCTTTGCAGCTGCACAAAGGGCACCAATGAAGCGAGAGTAAGCAGAAAGCTCCTCTGGCTCAATCCCGAAGCGGAACCATGGAAACCTAATTGTTGTTTCTGTCCGCTCGATAGGCAACTTATCTACTCCGATTGCCTTTTTAATGAGAGACTCTTTGCTTGCAATGAGCCGTTCCAGATTCTCCAGTGCTGAGTCGGTAAACCCATCAAGCGGCATTTCTATCGTAAGCGTGTCACACATTTCACCGGTGCCTGCTTCGTCAGTTTCGTAGGTAAAGCCGAGTTCCAGAAGTTTTTTCAGTAAGTTCTGGATGGTAATCTCGTCCGTGCGATCATCCCATGAAAGAGTCCCATCCTTGCTGATGTTGATATTGCCTACAACATAGGCAAAGCTCGGTGCACCTTTATAAACAGGTTCAAGGCCGAGGGCTTCTCCTATTGCCTTGGCGAGTGCTTTTCTTGCCTCGCCGGATACATTGAATCTTGCTTCCATTTTCGTTAGCCTCCTTAGCTTTTTGGTGATTACATATATCACTCTAAAGCTGTGGAATAGCAAGTAATATTGAGCAGGAATAAATGTGCATCAGGCTGATTCAACCTCGATGAAAGCCATCTTCATACCGTCCCGAATGAGAAACACATTATCCTTGCTGCCAACCTGCTGGATATATCGTTTTACGATTACATCACAGAACTTCTCATCCAATTCTACTGTATAGCAAATCCGCTTGGTCTGCTCGCAAGCGATAAGGGTACTTCCCGAACCACCAAATGGATCTAGTACAATACACCCTGTCATGCTGGAGTTTTGGATAGGGTAGGCCACCAGCGGAACCGGCTTCATCGTGGGATGGTCAGCATTCTTTTTGGGCTTGTCAAACTCCCAGATGGTTGACTGCTTGCGGTCGGAATACCAGGCATGCTTACCGTTTTTCTTCCAGCCGAACAGGATTGGCTCATGCTGCCATTGATACGGTGATCGTCCAAGCACCAGCGATTGCTTCTTCCAGATACATGTGCCGGAAAGGTAAAATCCGGCGGCATCAAAAGCACGACGGAAATTAAGCCCTTCGGTGTCAGCATGGAATACATAAATAGACGCGTCCTTCGCCATCGCTTTTTCAGTGAGGGTGAACGCGTCTAGAAGAAACTGATAAAACTTTTCATCCGCCATATTATCGTTCTTAATCTTTCCGGCTGTGCCTTCGTAGTTAACATTGTACGGAGGATCAGTAACCGTAAGGTTTGCCAGCTTTCCGTCCATAAGCAGATTGAAAGTCTCAGCCTTCGTGCTATCACCACACACCAGACGGTGCTGTCCAAGTAGCCACAAATCACCCAGCTTCGTAATAGCAGGTTTTGAAAGTTCTTCGTCCACATCAAAGTCATCGTCTTTGATATCCTCAATACCGCCTAACAGCTTATTTAACTCTGCATCGTCAAAGCCCAGAAGCGACAAATCAAAATCTACACCTTGTAATTCAGAAAGTTCTACCGATAACATTTCAGTATCCCAGCCTGCGTTCAAGGCAAGGCGGTTGTCAGCGATTATGTATGCTCGCTTCTGTGCTTCGGTCAAATGCTCAGCGAATACACAGGGGACCTCAGTGATACCTTCCTCTTTGGCTGCAAGGACTCTGCCATGCCCTGCGATTATATTTAAGTCTTTATCCACTATGACTGGATTGACGAAACCAAATTCCCGTAGGCTCGCACGAAGCTGGAGAATCTGTTCCTTGCTATGTGTACGAGCATTCCTTGCATATGGCACCAGCTTATCAATATTTACTTTTTCTAATCGTTCAGTTGTATTCACAATCTTCTACCGTCCTCTCCTACCTGAAAGCAGAGCTTCCATAATATCATCCTGCGGATTACCAATGAAAGCCGTGGTACAGTTTTGCTTGACTATGTCAAAGATCTCATACCAGAGCAGGTTAGCCTGTTTTTGAAATGACTGGCTCATTTGCACGAACGGACTGGCAATCGCACCTCCTGTTGTTGGGTGCTTGCCTAAAAGACCGTAAGTGCTTATTGCTTCTTCACACTGGATGTATCGTGTAAACGACTGTGCATAGGCTTCGACGAGTCTGGGATTTACGAATTTATCACAACCACGTTCCTTGAGCCATTTCCATGTTTCAATAAATAGGGTATCAGCACCCAGCGGTTTACCATCTTTTTGCCGTGCGCTGAGGTATTCACTCGGCGTCGGCATATCTTCACCATTCAAGTCTGCTGTATCGTCCAGTTCGCTTGCTTTGAGCATGGACTCTGGCTTAAACTCAGGCGCCTCCAAAATCCGTGCGGCTTTACCTGCTGCGATCTTTTCCGCAAGAGGTTGTGGTTTGTCCCCGGCACGCACGCGGCGCCCACCTCTATTTGTACCGTCTTTTGCCACGTACCTTCACCTCCTTGCTGTGGCAGGGTTTAATACCCCGTTTGAACCTGAATTTTTTCGCGCGTGACCCCACGCCCGTTGCACGAAACATATCCACAGGGGATTTTGACCCCCCTACCGTCTTGCCCATCGCTCTCCTTCGCGAGCAGTGATCGAAGAGTGGCATCTCGTACACAGGCTCATAAGATTGCTGTCCTTATTGGTTCCGCCTTTGGATAAAGGGATAATATGATGCACCTCTTCGGCCGGAGTGAGCCTTCCAGCCTTTTGGCATTCCTCGCAAAGCGGATGCTCCGCTATGTATCTGTCCCGAATGCGCTTCCATGTCCTGCCGTAGCGTTTTCGTGTTTCCGGGTCGCGCTCATATTTGTTGTATCTTGCGTCCATTTCCTTTTGGTGTTTCTTGCAGAATCTTCCGTCCGTCAGCTCCGCACAGCCGGGATAGCTGCACGGGCGCTTAGGTTTTCTCGGCATAGCTCCATCTCCCATGCACAGAAAAAGCCTTCAGGGCGTTTGCCCCAAAGGCTTTTACATATCATTTCATGCTGCCAGTATAGCACAGATGAAAGCAAACAAACCGCCATCAAACCGCCAACTTTTATTTGCCGAACAGCATCAGTGAAAGGCGTGAAAGCGCTTTGCTGCGCAGGCGTTCAATCTGCCTTTCGCTGTAATTTAGCTCGCATTGAAGCCTTACAGCCGCGCCGGAGCGTTGGTTTCCGGTCATGTAGAACTCACGCAGGATATGCTGTTCTTCATCGGTCAAAGCGCCCCACGCCGGTTCAAACCAGCCCATGTATTCTATCGCCTGGCGGTACCGTTCCTGAAGCACGTCCAGCTTGTCAAGAGACTCCGCCAGCGCTTCCTCGCCGCTTCGCGGGTTCCGCGCCCTCGGAAGGCCGGTAAGCTTAGCCGCGCGGGGACTGATCATCCGGTCATAAAGCTCTTTTATCTCCTGCGGTGTGATGTTGATGACATTCCGCATGCTGTTGTAGTCCTTGATGGCGGCGATCGTCGCCGCCGGTTTGTCTATGTATCTCCACGCTATCACGAGCGCCCACCTCCAAGTTTTCAAGAATGGATAAGCCGTTTATGACGGCTCTGACATCCCCAACGCTTGTTACCTTGAAGGCCTCGCCCTTTGCCGCCTTGATTTTTCGCATCGCCGCTTCCTGAAGCTTTGTCAGCCTGCCGGACGCTGCTTTCACCTCAAAGGCGACAAACCTGCCTTTAATGCAGCAGATGATGTCCGGCAAACCGGCTGTGCCGTACATGCCGCCATGCTCCTTCCAGCAGAAGCATCCCGGCACAGACTTTAAATAGCGTATGATTGCGTTTACGATATCTCTTTCCGCCATAATTCCGCTCCTAAGTTCCTGAACGGGTTTTGAACGGGAGCGAACGGGTTTCGAACCGGTTTTAGATGCTGAAAACCCAGTATTTATGCCGTTTTGAACGGGTTGAACGGGTTTTTATCCATATTCTTTTATATATATTAATTTCTCTCTATATACCCCTTGCTGTTCTGGTTCCTATATAAGAAATAGGAAAAAGTGGTTCACCCCGTTCAAAGCCTGATATTACAAGGCTTTGACGCATTTTAAAGTGGTTCGCGGCCCGTTCGTTTTTGCCCCGGACCCGTTCAATATGTTTGCACATTCTCATAAATCATCGCGCCTCCAAGCGTATGCCGCGCCATGTTTTGCGGCGGCTGACCTTTTCAAGCCCGCGCTCTACGCGCTCGCCCAGGCTTTCAATATCCTTGTTGAAATTGGCCTGCGACATCGGCTTGAAGCCGTTTTTGAGGCAATAGTCCCTGTACGCCTGGAACAGCTCCTCCCGGACGCATTCCGCTTCGTCTTCCAGCACGCAGCATTCCTCCACAAACGACAGTGCGCTATTGCTTTCCACCTTGTATCTTTGAAGCTCCGCTTTCGTACTTTCGGTTTCCGAAAACGCATAGCCGTTCGCGATCAGGCGCTTTAGCCCCTCAAGCGCCCACATAAATATGCCGTCGCGCTCCGCCGCGAGTTTCTCTATGAGGTTCGGGTCCCTCTTTTCCGGCGGCACCGGGTTTTCGAAGCGGATGATGATGAGCCTGCGGTAAAATCCTTCGCTGCGGTCTCCGTAGTTGCGGGGGATCTCGTTGCAGGAAAAAAGCAGCCGGGCGTAGGGCTTGAAGCTGAACGGATTCTTGTTCTTGCGCTCGGCGGTGATGTAGTCCTCTCCGGTCAAGGCTTTGAAAATGCCGTTGTCGTCTACGCTCTTTGAGGGCAGGTCAGCAAAGATGTTGGCAAGCTTTCCGAATAATTCCGCCGTCTTGAAGCGGTCGGACAGCGACTGCCACGGGATGTTGCTGACGTTTTCGCTCCCGAGCAGGATTTCCTGCGCCGCCGAAAGAAGCGTCGATTTGCCCGCGTTGGGCGCACCCACCAGAACGAAGCTCTTCTGCGCCTTGTTGACCGGGATGAGGAGGTACCCGAATATCTCCTGCACCAGACGGATTTCCGCGTCTCCCAGAATGCTCTGAAGAAAGGCCATAAATTTCGGGCACTCTGCGTTTTCATTGTACGAGGCTTTGAGCTGCACCGTAGAATAATACTCCGGCGTGTGCGCCTTGAAGCTCCCGTCCAGCACGTTGTACAGCCCGTTTTTAAGGTTGATGATAAAAGGGTTGCAGTTGATTTCCCGGATGGGTTTGTAAATGAGCATCCGCCACTGGCCCTCCGTATCGTTGATTGCCGACATGGTGGCGTACCGCTCGATGAGATGCCCGCGCACCCTGGCCGCCGCCTGCAGATCGGAAGCCGCTTTGTATACGCCGTTTTCGTAGATGTAATAGCTTTCCGCCCCGTAAAAGGCGCTGACGTTTTTGGACATGTGGCTTGCAAGCAGGCCCGGGATAAAGCGCAGGCCGCCGCGCTCGAAGGGTTCGTACCAGTCCGGCAGTTCTTCGCCCATGGTTTCCCGCTTTGTTTCCTTGCTCTCGCGGTATTCCTTGAAAAGATCCTTCTGCAATGTGGAAAGGGATTTGACTGCCGGAGTCTTGAGCCCATAATGCTCCTTCATTTCGTATTCAATGAACGTCCCGGCAATAACCGGATCCGCATTGTACAGAAAATCCCGGATAAAATCCTGCGCTTTCTGCACGTTGTCCACAGCCGACTTTGCAACCGGCTGCCCGGACAGAAATTCGCGCAGTTCCTCCACGGAAAGCGGTTTGTAGCAGAGGGCGGCCGGAGCCTTGCAGCCGCAGGAATTGTCCTCAAGCCTCGGGCACCTGAAACCCTTTTCCGCGATCGTTCTGCAGGTGATGGGTTTGGTGCCGCTCTCCAGAAAATGATTGATTTTGTCCTGCGTTTCTTTATGGCTGTATTTGGGATATGACTTTGACAAGGCGTGGATCAGCCGCTCGCCGCCTTCAAAAACCGCAAGGTTTGCGATCATCGCATACCAGTCGTGCTCGGGGAGCGTCTTTGCGTTTTCCCTACAGTGCCGTATGAACAGGCACCGCCTGCCGACCAGCTCAAGGCCTTTTCTCATTCCTTTGGGGGCGGGCGTGCCGGGTTTAGGCTCTTCCCGGATCTCCGGCAATGCCGCTTCAAGCTCCGCCTGCGTATAGCGCAGCTCGGAGCTGAATTTGATGCATTCCACCATGACCGGCTCTTCCTTGCAGTGGCAAAAGCCCGGCAGGCGCAGCACCCGGCTCTCGTTGACGCAGGCCGGATCGCCGCTGAATTTGGCTATCAGGCGTTTTTGCACCCGGCGGAAATCCTCAACCTTGGCATTCTTCATCAGCCAGTATGTGTGCAGCGATTTTTTAGTTTTGACAATAAGCGACGGCTTAACGGGAAACGCTTCAATCGCGGCGAGCTGCTCCTCGAAGCTCAGGCTGTCGCACTCCACAAACTGGGCGTTGATGCGGGTTATATCTGCGTCCTCATGTCCTCCGTAATTGACGACAAAGAAAATGCCCCGGTTCTTTGCGTTATGTTTTTTCAAAGTTTCCATTATGCTGCCGATTCTTCCTGCCGGGCATTCCAGCTTAGCGCCCTTGAAGGCCGGGTCCTTCCGGTCGCTGAATATCCGCAGGCAGACCGTTTCGCCCGCGTCGAAAAACGGGCGCAAAAACTCCTCGATGGGAATATCCAGCGCTTTAACCCCTTGCACTTTGCTTCACCTCCGCGCATTGCCCGGTGAAATGCCGGACGGGGATGCCGAGCCGCTTTGCCTTTTCCAGTTCTATCGCCATGCCGGGGGATATTTTATTACCGAAACACCACAGTTCATGGCATTTTGAGAGCAATACCAATCCCATAAAGATAGCAAGGTTCCTCTGGGTTTTGTCGCCGTCATTCATAAACTGCGGGAACAGCAAATGGGGCGCCAGCGGTATTGCGCCTTTCGTTACGGCAAACCGGCAATAGCGCCTTGCCTGCTCCAGATTATGCTCAACGTCGCCTGCCAGCGGCGAGCAGATGAACACCAGCGGGCGGAACGCCGCTTTTTTTGCCTCCCGCGTGGTGGCCAGCAGCGCTTCATAAGCCGTCAGATCAAGGTATCCTTCGGCGTTGTATTTGCTTATTCCCATACGTTAACCCTCCTCAGTTATTTCTTTTAATTCCCCAAACCTTTCCCCGGCCGCAGCTTCCGCCGCAATCGGCACGTCAAACTCCTTAAAAGGCCGCTCTTCCATGCAAGCTTTAATAAATGCCGCCTCACGCACTTTGTCCTCCGGAACCTCAAACACCAGCTCGTCATGGATCTGCAAAACCGGGCGCAGCCACAGCCTCTGCGGCAGGCCCTCAATGATGCGTCCCAGCGCAAGCTTTAAAATATCCGCCGCCGTTCCCTGTATCGGAGTGTTCAGCGCGCACCGCTCGGCAAAGCTTTTCTTGCCCCAGTCGGCACAAGCAATGTCCGGCAAGTAACGCCGCCTGCCAAGCCAGGTTTCCGTATATCGTCTTGACGCCGCGCGCTTTTTTGTCTCCTCCTGCCACCGGGCGAGGCGCGGATAGCCGGACTTCAGGTTTTCGATGATGCGCTCGCATTCCGACAGAGGCGTGTCCAGTCCCGCCTTGAATTTCAGGTTCCGCTGAAGCCCCTTTGGGAACAGACCGTAAAACACGCCAAAGTTGCAGTTTTTGGCGATAGCCCGGCGTTCCTTGTAATGCTCCGCACTTTTGTCCGACGCCTCCTCGAAAGGGATGCGGTAGATAACCGAAGTTGTCTGCGCGTGGATATCGCCTCCTGTGCGGTAGGTTTCCAGCATCCGCCCGTCACGGCAGTAGAACGCGCCGACACGAAGCTCTATTTGTGAAAAGTCCAGCGAAAGCAGCGCCTTCCCCTTGGGGGCAATGAAGAAATTGCGAACGCCGACAGGGTCATTGTCCTTGCGGGGGCAGTTTTGCAAATTCGGGTTCCTCGCCGCAAAGCGCCCCGTCTCGGTTCCCAATGGAAACAGGTCAGGATGGATCCTACCGGTGGCGCCGTTTATATGCTCCAGATACCCGTCTATGTAGGTGGATTTGATTTTTCCCCATCTGCGGTACTCCTGCACCAGTTCAAACAGCGCCGCAAGCTCCGGACGGTTTTCCGCACACCATTCCGCAAGCAGGATCATGGCTTCGTCGTCCATGGCTTCCTGGTATTTGGCCGTCGTTTTGAACACTGGCAGCTTCAAATCTTCGTACAGATATTTCTTGAAAGCCGATGTGCTGGCATTCGCCCCGATATTCACGTCGCCGGTCATAAAAGCGATGTTATCACGAAGCTCCGCAAGCTTTGCTTCGGCCTCCGCCTGTTTTTTAAGCATCAGTTCCTTATCCGCAAGCAGGCCGTTGTATTTCATAAGCCCGCAGTAAACTGCCGCGGGCGATTCAAGCTTTTCCACGATAAAGCGGTGCTTCGGCAGATACCGGTCAAACCAGCTATTGAACAGATGATACAGCCGCAGGGCATAATCGCTGTCGGCGCAGGCATAGCGGACGGTTTCTTCGGCCTGCGGATCCAGTTCGTCAAAATACCTACCTGCCGTCACCGTTTCAAAGCCTGGCAGTTTTTCGCCGAAAAGCTCCTGCGCCAGCGTTTTCAGCCCGCTGTCTGCAAGTGTCCTGAAAGCTGTATTGCTTTTCAGCGTCATCTGCGCCGCCGCGATGGTGTCATAGCAGGGCGGCTGCAGCACGACGCCGAGGGCATACAGGAACATTGCCTCGAAGCTCAGGTTATGAGCGATTTTTACAATCTCTTTATTTTCAAACACACTCTTTGCCAGCCATTGCATGATCTTATCCGGCGAACCGGCATTCTTTCCGGTTTTATGCCTTAACGGGACGTATACACCAGTTCCTTCGGAAACCGAAAAGCTCACCCCGGCGATATCCGCCTTATGGGCGTCCAGCGCCGCCTTTTCATCCCCGCGGTATTCCTCCCGGGGCGCGGTTTCAAAGTCGAAAGCAATCAGCCGCGCTCCGCCAAGATAGTCCTGTAATTCAGCTAAATCTGTTACGCATCTGTATTCCATAGTCCCTCCTTGCCGCCCGGAGCAGGGAACAGGACTAAATCCTGCCCCCGCGCCTTAAGCGTCATCCTTATTTCAAAGGTTCTATTACCTCGCCGGTTTCGGGATCCGCAAACATCTCTTCATCAGTGTCCGCTTCCACGGGATTGTCCGCCTCAAAGCCGACCCGCCTGCTGTACTCCCTGACCTGCTCTGACAGTTTGCCGATAAGCGCGTATTCCTCGGCTGTCAGCGGCCTGTCTATGGCAAACTGCGCCTGCGAATAGGCAATACCGCCGCTGTTGGTGGCTTTCTTTAACCAAAAGCGCGTCACCACGCTGTTGGATTTCCTGCCCTTGGACAGCAGCCGCTTGATGTATTTGGTAAATTCCTTTAAAGAACCGGTGGGGAGGGAGAGCAGCAGCGGAAAAATCTCTCCCTCGCGCAGCACATAGATCCTGCGGCGGTTCTTGCACGCCTTGCTGCCGTTTTCGCCGGTGCCGAACCGGTTCAATGGGCAGGTACTGCAATTTCCGCCCGGGTCGCCTTCGCCTGTTATGCCGTCGAAGCTTCCGCAGTCTGGCGGCTGGTTTCCTCCGGTGTATTTGGTCTTGTAGTAGGCATACAGCGGATGATGGTACAAAATCACCGCCGAGAATTCCTTGACCGTATCTGGCTCGCCCGGGTTTTCGCCGGGCACTTCAAAAACGGTGCTGCCCGCCGACGGGATTTTAATCCGCTCAAAGCTCATATCCAGGCCGTCCAATTCTTCCGCCATCATCCCAGCCATGTTGAAATCGGCAAGCCTTAAAAAACCGTTATCCTGCTTGGTTAACGACGTTTCTTTTTTGCTTGACATTCTAAAAACCTCCTAAATTGATTATTTTGAAGCCTTGCGCATCCCGACCGAGGTCTTTTCAAAGACGTTCACAAGACCCGATAGCCAGCCGGGAAGCTCATCGTTGTTTTCTTCCATCTGCTCCTTGACAAAGGCCGACAGGGAGTTTGCGTTGACCGTTTCATAAACCAGATCTCCGAAACCGGCTTTTTTGAGCGCTAAGTACAGCTCCTCTTTCCGGCCCGCGGCAGCCGACGCCCTCGTCGTGCCGGTCAGGTAGAACATCACGCCGCCCCGGGTAAAGTTCTGCGTCTCGGTTTCCGCCATCAGCTCCGACAGGCGGTATTCCGTCTCATCGATCCTGTCGTTGATTTCCTTGAGCTCCTGCTCGGCGGATTTCTTCAGGTCTTTGAGTTCCTTAAGCTGCTCGGCCAGTTCAAACATTTTCTCGCCTTGCTCGTTCATGCTTTTTCACCCCCCGCCGCAAAAGGATTGAGCCCGCTTCTGCAATCGTCCACCAGCATCCTCGCCAGATCCGCCTTGTCCCTCAGCGCCTTCAGCACTTTTTCATCCACGGTGCCTTTTGCCGTCAGGTACAGATAGGTGCAGTTCTCCCTTTGCCCGACGCGGTGGATGCGGGCCTTTGCCTGCTCGAAATTGCTCATGCTGTAGTCGAGGGAATAAAACACCATAGTGCTGGCGGCGGTGAGCGTCACGCCAAGCCCCGCTGTGGCGATCTGTCCGACAAACACCTGAACCTCCGGGTCGTTCTGAAACGCCGCCACCTGCTCCTCCCGATCTTTCACGCCGCCCATGAGGAGCGAGTACCCAATGCCTTTTTTCTCAAGGAGCCTGCAGATGGCTTTGATTTCCGGGATGAACCGCGCCATGACCGCCAGCTTTTTGCCGCTTTGCAACACATCCTCGATAATATCTACAAGCGCTTCTTCTTTTGCCGTGCTGACGCGCTGCACAGGGCCGCCTTCGTCGCCGCCGATAAAGCCGCCGGTTATCTGCGACAGCCGGAGCAGGCGGGTCAATATGTTTGTGGCCGTCACTTCGCCCTTGCCCAGTTCTGCGTAGCTGTCCCTGACCAGATCCCTGTAAATCTTCATAGCGGCGGATTCCAATTCCACGTACCGCACAATGTCGGTGGTTTCCGGCAGGTCCAGGCATTCGGCCTTGGTTGCCCGGAACGCGACGCTGTGGAGCCTTTTCATCAAATCCTGCTCCATTGATTTTTTCAGCACCGGCGTGTGGTTTCCGTAGCCGACCATATCAAAATACCTGTTGCGGAACGCATAGAAGCTTTGGCCGAAGACGGCGGGACTCAAGAATTTGTACTGGCTGAACACGTCGATGGCTTTGTTGGTAATAACCGTTCCGGTAAGCAGCAGCCTGTACCTTGCCCGCGCGCCCAGCCGGTGCATAGCCTTGGAAGCCGCGATGTTGTGGGTTTTGATCTTGTGCCCTTCGTCCGCAATAATGAGGTCGGGGTTCCATGCGGACAGCTCCTTTTCCAGCCGCCACGCGCTTTCGTAGTTGATGACCGCTACCTGCAAGGGCGTGCCCCGCATGTGCCGCAGGGTATCGATCTTCTTTGTGGCGCTGCCTTCAAGAACCGCAAGACTGTAATCGAAATCTGCGAATTTCTCGAACTCTTCCAGCCAGACTCCCAAAATGGAGAGAGGCGCCACCACCAGAACCCTGCGGATCCGGCCTGCCTGATACAAAGCGCCGGCGACCGCGATGCTTGTTATGGTCTTGCCCGTGCCCATTTCCATGAGCAGAGCCGTGCCGGAGGATGCCATCCCGCTCGCCGGAATCAAGTCGAACTTGCCGCATACAAAGTTAAAAGCGTTGATCTGATGCCTATACGGTGCGGCTTTAATCGGCATGGGCAGAAGCGGCTTCGGCTGTTCCATCTGTTTTCTCCCTCCCTTCGTCAGGCGGCTTTTCGAGCATCATAAGCTTTCTTGCCAGCCGCTTTGACACCACGCTGATGGCGGTCAGGATGCCTACCAGTTCTTCCGTCGTTTCCTCGCTCTGCGTCAAAGCGGCATTCACACTTTTTTTCATGTCCTTCACCTCCGTCTCGGGGCAATAAAAACCCCCTCACAATCCAAAGGAAAGTTAGGGGGCTGGTGGTCACTATATTTTTAACAAATTCTTTAACTTGGACAAAATTTTTTCTTTTTGCTTGTGAACGCCAGTTTTTGATAAGCCGATTTCTTTAGCGACTTCACGCTCTGACTTATCGTTAAAGAACAGCTCATCAATCAGAAACCGCTCATCCTCGGTCAGTTCCAAAAGCGCCTTGGACAGCATGTCCAATAGCAGCTTGTCCTCGACGATCTCGTCAACAAGCGCCTGACCGGAAGGAATCTCAAACCCTGCGTCCGCAAACGCTTCAAGCGAAAGCTCCTTTTCCGCGCGAACCTGACTGCGCTTGCGCTCTTTCCAAGCAGGGCGCTTGAAGGCATAATATACTTCCTTGCTGACCGGAATTTGCCTGCCGTTTAGTTCAATGAAATACTCCTTGTCCATCCGTTTCCACCTCCTTTCCCGAAAGCTCAGGGAAAGGAGGCGGGAGGACTGCGGCACCCAGGCAAAAAGGCGCAAAGACAAAAGCGGCCGAGTTTACTGAAATTCGTAAACTCGGCCGCAAAAACTATTCTATCAAGCAGCGCCCTGCCTAAGGGTCGTCGTCGCTTTTTTCGCTGTATTGTCTTTTTATACGGGGATGGAATCTTTTCCGGCGTATAGCTTTTGCCTTATGTATATTGGCAGAGAACCGCTCGATATTGTATGAAGTACATATCATACAATATCAACCTCGTCAGCTCCAACCTACACGGCAGCACCCGCCATACGCTCAACTACAATTTAAGTCCGGCAGGTGTTGTCATGCCGAATTTGTCTGTTGATTAGCAACAATATTTTTAGTTGTACTTTTTGCAGTTTGTATTGCAAATTAATTCCGCCTTTCTAAATGCCATATCATTTCTGCTGTTTGTCACTGTCATGACTGCAATTGTCAACTGAGCAATATGAACAGATATACCAAATCTCAAAATTTACCATACACGTCTTTAACACACGTTTCGGCATCTGGAGAGAAAACGCGCGCACCAAAAATCTGCTTTCCTACGAAAATGAAGTTAATGCTGTATCAATGGTTCCGCTTTTGTGTTATGCTTTCCATGGTTTTTTACCGTCCAGCCACCCGTATTCTTTCCAATGGGCAGCCTCAGGGTCATTTGATTTTTTCTTTATTCCGGCCATAAAATTAAACATAAATCGAATATAGAGAGACGGTTTTCCCAAATCCGCTTTCTCTACTGTTTTAGCAAGCCGTTTCATATCCGCTTCAATTTTTTTCTTTTTCTTATCATTGACCTCTTTCCAACTTGTTGCCTGAACCGCCGTTGCATATGTCTTTATATAGGGAACACCCCAGTATGCAAGCGTTCTTTTCAATTGAGAACAAACTCTGCCTGCGCCTACTATTCCGGCCGAAGTAGAAATCACGACCGCCTTCATATGAAACATACTGCTTTGCGGTCTATGTGGAATCCAGTACTGATGAAACAAATCTATAAATGCTTTCATAGGCGCTGAGGGAAGCATGCAATAATTCGGGCTCGTAAGTATGAGAATATCTGCTTGTTTCATAGCATCGGCAATAACTTTCTTCTCTTCATAAAAGGGACAAACAGATAAATCCTTCATACAGCTATAGCACCCCAGGCAGAAATGATTCAGATCCCTCGGTAAAAAGAATTCTGTGATTTCTTTCTCACTGCTAAAGCTGTTTGTCAACAGATTTCCGATGTGCCATGTACTGCCTTTATGATTTTGTCCATTAATCACAACAATCTTCATAGTAATATTTCTCCTTTTTTCCTGTCTTTTCATGAACTCAGGGAAATCGCGCAAAATTCCCGATCTGCGGTTCATATTCAATCCTCCTTCAAACAGCCGGCGGACCACCGGCCTGCCCGGGATAATACGCTCTCATAAACGCCTGATGGAAGGCCCAAAAGCCGTCGTCGTCCCGCTCCGCACGTTCAAATTCCGTTTCTGCCAGAAAGTAAAGCG